CACGGACGTTTTAGAAACCAACCTTCTAGAAATGCAGCAGCAATACAAGAAGGAAGGCTTTGAATTGCGGCACGATTCAAAAAGAAACTTCAACACAGCCATAGCCGCGATAAAGAGATTGAAAAGTGATGTGAATCATTGCAGCGAATCCACTCAGGAAAACTTCGGCAATGATTCTGACATGGTGAACGCCATGTTGCTCACACTGATTGACAGATGCGGTGATGATGACAACCTCGCTTATAAGATGTACGAATACATTAAATCTTTCCCGTCCAAACTGAATCTGGACTTGGATTTGGATAATGCGTTCAGCCACCTGTTTAAAAAGGAGAAGTTATGAAATCGCAGAAAAATATCTTAAAATCCATTGAAGGTCTGTCCGATATAGAACTATTTGTTATTGATCTCTTTTGTGGCGCCGGCGGTTTGTCCGAAGGTGTGGAAGAAGCACGATTGGATGGAAATAGATGTGGAAAGGTTGTTTGCTGTGTGAACCATGACAAGAATGCCATCCTTTCACATGATGCCAATATCCCTGATGCACTTCACTTTATTGAGGATATCCGTACACTGGAACTTTCCCCGATAAGCACTATTGTAGAACGTATCCGTCAGCTATACCCTGATGCCATGATAATGCTTCATGCTTCTTTGGAGTGTACCAACTTCTCGAAAGCCAAAGGCGGTCAGCCGAGAGATGCCGACAGCCGAACGTTGGCAGAACATCTCTTCCGTTATATTGATGTTATAGACCCTGACTACATTCAGATTGAAAATGTAGAAGAGTTTATGTCATGGGGAGATATGGATGAGAATGGGAAACCTATCAGCATGGACAAAGGCCGGCTTTATCAAAAGTGGGTGCGCAATGTCAAGAAGTACGGTTACAACTTTGAGCACCGCATCTTAAATGCTGCCGACTTCGGTGCCTACACCACAAGAAAACGCTTCTTCGGCATCTTTGCTAAAAAGAACTTGCCGATAGTATTCCCTGAACCGACCCACTGTAAAGGTGGTAGGCAAGATATGTTCTCGCGGCTGGAGAAGTGGAAGCCGGTAAAAGATGTGCTTGATTTCTCTGATGAAGGAACTACCATCTTCAGGGAAAAGCCTCTTGCAGAGAAAACGCTTGAACGTATCTATGCCGGACTTATCAAGTTTGTAGCCGGCGGAAAGGATGCCTTCCTCGTAAAGTATAATTCTATGAGCCGTACAGGGAAATATAACGCTCCTGGGATTGACGAACCATGTCCGGTGGTAGCCACGCAAAGCAGACTTGGAGTAGCGCAAGTTTGTTTCCTCTCTAAGCAGTTTAGCGGACACCCCGACAGCAAGAACGTATCAGTGGAAGAACCGGCTGGAGCAATCACTTGTAAAGACCACCACGTTTTTGTATCGGCTTACTATGGGAACGGGCATAATCATTCGGTGGAATTTCCTGCACCTACGGTCACAACGAAGGACAGGATGGCTTTAATTGAAAGCCAATTTATGTGTTCTTATAACTTTAAGGATACAGGAAAGGATATTAACCAGCCTTGTCCTACACTTCTGACGAAAGACAGACTTTCTCTTGTATCTCCATTTTTTATGAATCAATATTCTGGAGGTGGTCAGGTGTCTGATATAAACTCGCCATGCCCCGCTGTTACCACAACACCGAAACAAAACTTGGTAACATACCAGCCGTGGATAATGAATACTGCATTCTCAAATGTAGGTAGCAGTATAGAGGAACCCTCCCAGACCATTACCGCAAACAGGAAATGGCACTATCTGATGAATCCACAGTTCAACAGTGCTGGCGGCTCTGTTGATAGCCCCTGCTTCACATTAATAGCCCGCATGGATAAGATGCCGCCTTATCTGGTAGCAACAGAAAGCGGTCAGGTAGCGATTGAAATCTACAACAATGATAGTCCTATGACCGTGAAGATAAAGGAGTTCATGGCACTGTATGGCATAGTGGATATTAAAATGCGGATGCTTCGCATTCCGGAACTCAAAAAGATTATGGGATTCCCTGAAGATTATGTTTTAATAGGCACACAAGCTGACCAAAAGAAATTTATCGGGAATGCGGTGGAGGTTACACAAGCGAGAAAAAATACTGAAGCACTTTGCAAAGTATTGAGAAAGTTGAGATTGAAGAAATCAAAAGAAATAGCTTAATGGAAAATGGAAAACTTATATTAGATGCCTGTTGTGGCAGTAGAATGTTTTGGTTTGACAAATATAATCCTCTTGCCTTATTTGTTGACAAACGTTCGGAAACACTTACGGCCAAGGACAGAGATAAGATTAGGATAATAGAAATAAGACCTGATATAGTGGCTGATTTTACCAACTTGCCATTTGAGGATAGCTCTTTCTACATGGTCGTGTTTGACCCGCCACATTTGAAAACACTTGGCAAAACATCATGGATGGCAAAGAAATATGGTAGGCTTCCGGATAATTGGCAAGAAATGATAAAAAGCGGTTTTGATGAATGTATGCGTGTCCTAAAGCCCAACGGGACATTGGTATTCAAATGGAGTGAGAGTGAAATAAAAGTCAATGAAGTTTTATCCATTATACCTTATAAGCCTTTGTTTGGGCATACCACTGGCCGACAAAGTAAAACGATATGGATGTGCTTTATGAAACTGCCAATTAACTAATAACGGAACAGAAATGAATACAACCTTTGAAAAATCGGCTAATAGTACCGATGAATGGTACACACCGAAAGAAATTATAGACGCATTGGGTGAATTTGATTTAGACCCATGTGCCCCAGTAGCCCCCCCCTATAAAACGGCAAATGTCATGTACAACAAAAATGACGATGGATTAAAACAGGAATGGAAAGGTCGCGTTTGGTTGAACCCACCTTATTCCCGTCCTCTTATAGAATGTTTCGTTAAACGGATGGCAGAACATGGAAACGGCATTGCTTTACTTTTCAATCGTTGCGATTCAAAGATGTTTCAGGATGTGATATTCGAGAAGGCAACGGCAATGAAATTCTTGCGTAACCGAATCAGATTCTTCCGTCCAGACGGAACTCGTGGAGATTCTCCCGGCTGTGGTAGTATTCTCATCGCTTTTGGTGAGGATAATGCGGAGGTAATAAAAACTTGTGATATTGCAGGTAAGTACGTTAGAATAAATTAGAGCAAAACTGAACAAATATGAGCAAACTATATAAAGTAACTATTTTCGGGGAATCATTCCTAATCGGGTGGTTCCCTTTCTCTTCACGCTGGTATAACAAGCTAAAGATAATCAAATGATAGTACGTCATTTTATAAGAGTTCCGGTTGGAAGTACTGTCTATTGCGACAATCAGCCGGTTAAAATACTGGAGAAAGGATATGCCCTTGCTCTATGTGATGTTAATGGGAAACGGGTATATATCACCTGCTATGATTTGGAAAAGAAACCATTCGTCAGCACGAATGGGGAAGAATGAAAAAGAGCCAACCCACGCACGACCATGAATCAGCTCTTCCTTACACGATTATGATGCAAATATACTATTTACTTTTAAAATAATCGTGTTATGGAACTGGATTTTAACAAAATAATTCGTCTTAAAAAGATTCGTATCGAGAAATCAGAACTTTCAGAAGAAGAAAACGCCTTGACCACCCCAATTTTGAAAGACAAAAGCCTTATCCATGAAATCTACAAAATATTCGTTGAGTTGCTGAATGAGAGAGGATGTCCACCGAATATTGACAGTGTTACCCAGCGGAAGAAGTTCATTTTCATTATCCTGTATTTGTTTTCTCCAAGCTCGCTTGCTGGTGGAAAAATGACAGCAGGGTTACGTGAAGAGATGTCAAGGGTGCTTGGGGTTCAGTCCAAAAGTACAATTTCCGACAATTGTGCTGATGTCGTGTTTTTGTATCAGAACTATGGGGATTTCAGCGGGGATATAGAGTATCTTTATACCGAAATCGTAAATCGGTTAAGAATCAAAGGGCTAATCAATTAATGAGCCGGGGCTTAGCGCTCCGGCTTTATTTTACTTTTTAGGTGTTCTTGGGCCAGTCCCTGTGTTTGTTGATTCATTAAGCGTTCCTTTTTTACTACTGCGATGTGAAGGAATGTTTTTAGTAACTTTAGTTTTTGGGGAACTGGGCTTCTGATTGTTTGTTTTTGCCATAATTTTTATATTTTTGAGATTAAGAATTTTCCAATTAGAATGTACCCTATTATAAGTGAGATTATTTTTATAATGAAAATCAACCAGGAAATTGTATTTAGCCATTCCGGTTCATTAACATCTATATTTTCGTCTTTATTGTTCTTTTCTCGCTTGCATAAATAATAGCCATACCATACAAATGTTGATATAGCATATTGCAGTAAATCAAAAAATAATGAAGCGCACAATAGTAATGCTGGTAAATATAATTCAGTAGGTACGGAAATATCGTTATCTGTCTTATTAAAAATCCATATAATTGCAAATCCAGCAAAGCATAATTGGCGATTTATATCACTAAGTTTTCCTGAGATTTCTTCGTAAGCATCTCTAATTTCTGATAATTTCATCATAATATAACTCCTTTCTTTTTACGTTCTAATTCTCCCTTCCTAATAATGCAGATTGCATTTTCATAAGGCTCTTCCGTCTTTTGCCAGTAGTTCAGAAGTGACTGCCGGGCAATTCCGAGTTCTTGGCTTGAAAATACATCATAGATGGCAGCAGGTGAAGCAAAGTATCTATGCTTACCTGTCGCTTTCATTTCTACGTGTATAACTCTCCTTTTATCTTCCTTTTCCATGATGCAAATATACTTATATAATTAGTATATGTTACGTAAAATAATATATTTATATTTTATTAACTATATAAATAGTATTATATGTTACGTAATATACTATTTTTGTATCATCAGAAACGAAGTAATAACAATTAAAAGATATATGATTAAGGCAACAAAGAAGATTGATGAAAAGAAAACATTGAAGTATGCAGTAGCATTCTACTTCTGTACATCAGGTAAGATAAACTTCATGTTAGGCAATAAAAGGTATCAGCATATAGATACTGTTTATGACCAAAGAGAAGACGGTAGAGGGTTTAATACTTGTGAAGTCGTTTATAACTACAAGGCTCAAAGGTATGAGGTTCTGAATGTAGATACAGAGATAGGCAACAAAGAGATTACGATATTAAATAATTAACCAGCAGGGCGAAAGCCCTGCGCAATATAGAAGAATATGAAAGAAAATATATTTTTAAAAGCAGTTATAGAAAAACCGTTATTGAATAATGAACCAGAAGTTTTACACCTTTTCGTTCAAATTATCAATGAAATAACTTCTTGTATGTCAGAAGACGAGTTAAGAGGCTGTATGAACTCTTTAATAGTAAGATACCCTTATTTTAAACTGTTTTTCGATTATGGTTTCGGACATAATCATATGTGGGTGAAAGCATCAGGTTCTTTAGAAAGATTGATATTGGTTGAGTTCTAATCCGGTAGCTTTCGAGCTACCACAATATACACGATTATGAAAGCAGATTTAGTTTTAGTTATCAGCCCTGAAGCCCCACTGATGAAGCAACTGGGCAAAGTGTTAGGTAAGATGGTAACCCCTTATGACTTCTCTACTATAGAGAGGGGTGAAAAGTACATCACCATACAGCATGATGAAACAGGGCTTGTAGTGGCTTATACAAGTGAAGAAAGATTGAATGTGAAACATTAAATATTGATTATAAATGAAAGGTAATTGTACGTTAGAACTTGATGTAGACAGTGTGGCATTGAATAATGCAATGTCTAAAGCTGTCAGTGATGCTGTAAAAAGCCTCAATATTGAGCAGATAGTAAATGCAGAAGTAACAAGAAGAATAGGCAAAAGCGTAAGCAAATCAATACAAGACGGCACATTTGTTAGAGCAGTAGCAAAGAATGTAGCCAAAGAATTTGATGCAAATATCATTGTGTCCCTTCTTGATATTGAAGAGCTGAAAACTATGGTTGCAGAAAAAATCAGTCAGAAAATAATTAGTAAAATGGGGATTTAATTATGAACTCAATAAATGTAAACGGTTGCAGCGTATGTCAACCCGGTAAAGAAAATTACACCACCTACAACACCAGGTTGAGAGGTAAAAGAGTGAGAATGTACCAATATGACTATCGTACTGAAAGTGGCGAGCTGTTTGCTTGTTGTGCACCTACCTTAGAGGCGTGCAGAGAAAGACGGGATAAATGGCTTACTGGAAGCACAAGTGAAGACAAGAGATGCTCTTATTAATGAATTGAAGGAAGGAGGTAAGCAATGACGCAGAAACAAGCATTGAAGTCGTTAGAGGATTACTGCAAGGTAAACAATATGCACCTAACAAGTTCCTCATTTACCAGAAACGCTTATGCAATTGTGGCGCATGACACAAACCAAACCTGGAACCGAATATTTGAAAATGGAATACCATGCCACCGTTTAAGCGGCTATCATACGCCAAAAGAGCTTTTGATATGGCTTGACGGCTATCACGCCGGGATACAGAAAGGAGGTAAGAAATAGGGATGATTAAATTTAGAGGTGTAAATATCTTTGGCAATGAATGGTTGTATGGGAATCTTGTTAAGATAGAAGAAAACAGATATTCCATATTGCCCGAAATAAATGATATGCCGACATGCAAGTGTATAGCTGATTATGATGTAGATCATAATACCATTGGTCGATTCACTGGTTTGTTCGATAAAAACGGGAAAGAAATCTATGAGCGTGATTACATTTCCATAATCTACAAGTATGAAGGCATCGCAAATGGATGCGCTATCCCCGATCATGATTGTATTTGTTATGGAGAAGTGGTTTACATGGATGGCTTCGCTTGCTTTGGCTTGCGTCTGCATAAAGCGGAATACCCAATAAGCCAAGAATTAAAAGAGTGCCAGTACCTTACTGTCCCTCTGCTTCAGTTTGATCTGGAATGTGATAGTATTGAGGTATTTGGAAATGTGTTTGATAATCCTGAATTGCTAAAATGAATAGAATATGGGAAATAAAGTAGTAGCATTTATAAGATCAAACGAATGGTTTAAGTCCACTATGGTAGAGCATGGCACACATAATGGATATGTAGCTGTCCCTTCTATGAACAAATATCATGGAATGTCTTATTTGGATATTAATGATATAGACGTTCATGGCGGTATAACATTTTCAGAACCGGCAATAAGCGGTGAAGAATCTATCGGAAGCAAAAGGAAAATTAATCCAAGGTATGTCGGAAAAAGAAATCCCATATTGGATAATGCTGAGTTTATCACCGACAACACAGAAATAGGTAATGATTGGTGGATATTCGGATTTGATACATTCCATTATGGAGATGATAAATATAATTGGGATAAACAAGCTGTCATACAAGAGACAATGAACTTGATGGAACAAATAGAAAAATAAGCAATATGAAGTACAGAATCAAAATAATAGAAACCCTTTCTAAAGTGGTAGAGGTGGAAGCGGATGATTATGATTCCGCTTTCGAGAAAGTTGAGGAAATGGTTAACTGTGAAGAAGTAGTTCTTACAGCAGATGATTTTGAAGGTCGTGAATTTTATCCGGTAGAAGATTATGAAAAGTAACAAAGAATACAAAGTAAAAGTCCAGTTTGTCTTAGAAGGAGAAGTAACTGTCAATGCTTGCAGCAAAGATGAAGCGAAAGAATTGGTTGAAGAAAGTTTTGGTCTTGTCGTTGGTGGTAATTTGCACTCTATGGATTCAAGAATAATCGATTGGGATTTCCCCGTTCATCCTGAAATGATTGTGAAGTAAATCAGTATGGCAAAAGTATATGAAAACAAGAAAGGATTCAAGGTCATACAAGCCACTCGTGGCGAAATGATATGCGCGCTCAGTGAATATGGATGTGTCGGAATTTGCGACAGCTGTGGTTCCAGTAATTGCCAAGATGGATTCTACATCGCAGTCCTTAATAGCTGGTATTGTTCTGATTGCTTCCATAAGTGGTATGCCAGAGCTAAACGCTATGCTTCCGATGAATATGTTGAAAACAAGAATTTTGAATTGTATAAGGCTGTTTTAGGGATCTATTAGTTGTTTATGATGGTAATTTAATTTATAACATTTTGATATCAAATATATTATACATTCACATCTAAATATCAGGATATGAGAACAAAAACAGAAAAAGCAATCAATTTATTCGAGTCCGGGTGCCTGAAAGAAGCGTTATCCATCTTCCGCACCTTCCGCATCGGATTCACCAAAGAAGAACTCAGAACACTGCAAATTGCAAGTGAAAGTCTTGCCGGAAATGAGAACTTCTACCAACAGATAGGAATCGACACAGATTCCATGATAAGCAAATCGGTTGAAATAATCACAGAAAAGTATTTGAGCAATGAAAAAGTTTAGTGTAAAATAGGGCGTAAAGCTTGTTACATTATAACTAATTAGTTATATTTGCATCATGGAATCAATAGAAACTAAAACCACTGATATAAGAACCATATACAAGACAGAGGAATTTGAAGAGTTCTACAATGATCTAAATGCAAGGGTAAAGGATAAGTTCGAGTATACATTTGAACTTGTACAAACGGTGTATGCCTTGCCTGTAAAGTATATAAAGCATTTGGATGGAACAGACTTATATGAAATGCGTGTGTCAGTCGGCTCTAATGAGTACAGAACTGTGTTATTTGCAATTGACAACAGCAATGTCATTTTAGCAACAAAAATAATCCTGCTTAACGGATTTTTAAAGAAATCTACAAAGGATTACAATAAGCAAATAGCCAAAGCAATACGAATTTTAAAAGATTTAGCATTATGATACAGTTAGATGAAAAGAAGTTGGCAAGACTCAGAACAACCAACCAGCAACTTAATGAGAAATATGGGGAACATGGTACAGATACTCGTGAGAAGTTCAATGAGAAGTCGATGGCATGGTATTATGGTGATATACTTCGTGAACGCCGCAAGGAGCTAAAATTGACCCAGAAGCAGTTGGCGCAGAAAATTGGTAAGGAGCAAAGTTATATCGCCCGTGTGGAAAAAGGGGAAGTAGATATCCAGTTATCAAGTTTTTTCCGCATTGCGCGTGCGTTGGGTATCGAGTTTACGCCTACATTTGTTTGAAGTTAATTTTATATTCATAGAACATTTGCTTGCATTAAGGCAGAATGGAGAAGTCCGTTCTGCCTTTTTCGTTTCTGCAAGTAAAAGTTAAATCTTTGTCTTTCAGTATTTTACGATGAAAATAAAAGATATAAACCATTGTAAATCAATTATTTATTTGTATCTTTACAATATCAAAATAACACCTATTAATAACAAGTAAAAGTAAAGAGCAATGAAAACAGAAGAACTTATCAGATACTACAAAGCAAACATTGAAGCTATTGAAAAAGGATTGAACAACGACTCTCTTTCAGCAGATAAAAAATTCAGATTGGGATATACACAACAAGCGTTGGACGGATATAAGTCTGCTTTACAAGAACTTCTTGGAAATAATAACGACTAATAATAGAAGAGAGCAAATGAGCAAAGTAACAGAACTAACAAAAGAGTTTCAAAGAGTGATGTATTCCACTACATATTCATTTGAGATTGATACCGAAGATTATGTTTTCGGATTCAAAAACACAATAAAGAAGCGTACAAAAAGTTTAGCCAAGGCAAGCAAGCTAAAAGTGAAGTTAACCAATGATTGTGGTCGGTTCTTGTCAGAAACGGTGAGAGTTGTTGCTGTACGCTTCTACAAAAATGGAGAGCTTACCAAAAAATTGAAAGCAGAAGAGATATCTGCAAAGTATAACGGATAAATCATAGAACTATGAATACTTATTATAAATTCTGTCCAAATGTATTTTTGGCAAAGTGCGATGAAAAGCACGAAAAAGGAGAAGTTATTGAGGTTACAACCAAGTATGGCAAAGAGAATGAAAGCATAGTTTTTAATCTGATTTTCGAGAAAGATGGTTTCTATTATTACTCTATCGTTCGGGCTGACGGATTTAATGTACAGGAATGGGCGAAGCAAAGAGCGGAACGCAGGCATGATTGGGCATCATTGGCTGCACAAAAGAGTAATGAGTATTTCAATCGCTCGAACAAAGATAGAGATTTCCTTTCCTTAGGCGAACCAATCAAAGTCGGACATCATAGTGAAAAGCGGCACAGGAAGATGATAGAAGATTCCTGGAACAATATGGGCAAAAGTGCTGAGCTCAGCGACAAGGCTGCCGAACATGAAAGAGTAGCCAAGTATTGGGAAAAACGTGCTGAAACGATCAATCTTTCAATGCCTGAAAGTATCGATTTCTACGAACATAAGCTGGAACAAGCTAAAGAATTCCATGAAGGTGTGAAGTCCGGCAAATACCCACGAGAACACGCCTACACTCTTACTTATGCCAAGAAAGCCGTAAATGAGGCACAGAAGAATTATGAACTTGCACTAAAGTTGTGGGGAGATGAAGAATAAAGTATACGTTTTGTTTCAAACTGATATTTGGAAAACAAAATCAAGTAGAGTGTGTTTCGGTGTATTTCTTTATGAAAATGCTGCTATTGATGCTGCCAAAGAAAATGGTTTATATACCAATGAAAGTGAAGTTGATATTATAGAATGTGAACTTGGAAAATTTGAGGAATTATGAAAACGATAGTAAAAGTCTATCTGAAAGACGAGCATGGCAATGAAGACTGGTTCGTTACCCCCATTAACCTCCCAGAACAAGAAGCGCACGAAAACTATATAGGTAAACGCTTCAATATAGGAATAGATACAGACCATATGATGAAATGTTGGAAGGTTGAGACCTTGAGAGTAGAAAAATAGTATTTTTGCCCAGTTTTATTTGAAAGACAAATAAAATATTGTATTTTTGAGGCAGAAATAAGAGAAAACAGCTAAATTGAAGGAATGACAGAAATGGGATTGTTAAGTAGCCGCCTGTCAGCGGTGAAAAAGGATGGACGTAAACAGTCTGACAGCGTGGAATATCATCCGATTGCAAGTTCAAGTCTTGCTTCCTTCAATTAGCTAACAAGGGAATTTAGCAAAGTTGGTCTATGCGTCGGACTGAAAATCCGAAGAACAAGGTTCGAATCCTTGAGTTCCCGCAACCCTTAGTAGTAGTCAAGCGAAAACAAGGACAAAAAGGCTTATGTAATTTACGGGGTGATGGAAATTGCCATCTGACACGACTGAAAGAAGCCGAAAAATTGCATGAGTGCTCTTGCGAGTAGCTTGAAAAATGATTGAGTTTGTGTTTAAGCCTGTCGGAAATATGCCCGGCAGGCATTTACGCAGAAAATGTATGAAGTTGTACATAACCTGGAAAATATGGAAGTAACAATAAGGCCTCAAAGAATATCCGACGCAGAACATAGCTGGAGGATGCGTAAGGATAAGGATATATGGAAGTACGCTATTTGCGAAAGCCCCTACTCTCCCCTATCCCTTGAATCAGAAAACAACTTTTATAGAGAACAGTCAGAAAGTGATGAGTGTATACGCTTTGCTGTTCTGGCAGACGGCATATATGTCGGCAATGTTTTCATAGATAGAATAGATGAATCAGCATACGGATTTGGAGAACTTCACACTCATATCCTTAACAAAGCCTTTTGGGGTAAAGGCATAGGCTATGAATGTAACCGGCTTATCCTTGAATATGCTTTCCGCATCGCTAAAATGAATGGGGTTTACCAATATATCAATCCCTGTAATACCGCTGCATGGAAGAATGCCCTGAAACTCGGATTTAATGATATCGGTACTTCCTCTGTCAGGTCTAACGTACATATATTCATTATAAAAAAAGAGCAATGGATAAAAGAATAGAAATTATAGAACTGCCTGTGTCCGAACTTAAGACAGAGTTTGGGAATCCCCGTAAACCATTAAAGAAGAAGGCCAAGGAGAAGCTGAAGGAGTCACTTGACAACCTTGGCGATTTCGGCGTTATCGTCATTGACGAACACAACAATATCATATCCGGACACCAACGTGTTTCCATTCTTATGGAGAATCCTGACACTCAAGTTTTGTGCAAACGCCTTATTGGTTACAGTGAATCAGAATTAAAGGCTATTAATATCAAAGCGAACACCCATGCCGGCGAATGGGATATGGACAAGCTGGCTGAATGGACCGCAGACTTGAAAATCGATTTGAGCCTTGACCTTGAAAATCTGAATGTCAAAGAAACAAAGATCAAGGATATGGAACTGATACGCTATGAAAAATACGATTATGTGATGATTGTATGTCGTAACGAGATAGACCATCTGAATCTGACCCGTGCTCTTGGAATTGACGACAAGAAAGTTCTTGTATCCAGAAACGCCACCAGAGAGCGTAAGATTAAAGCACGTGCCGTATGGTACGATGATATAAAAGCCCAGATTATGCCTAAAAAAGAAAAAGAACAATGAAAAATTTCAATGTACTGCTTACGTGCTGCTCCATCCACGTAAAAGAAATGATAGATTGTTTGAAAAACAATGAAGACGGAGTTGATATAAAAGTATATGTCGCAAATTCCGTTGCGGCCAACCTCCCGCCTGCTGAACTGTCAGACGGTAATTTTGTGGTTCCGCCCATTTCTGCTCCAAATTATGTTGAAACACTCATATCCTTATGCAAGGAATATGATGTTTCAATCATCATGCCTACAGCGACATTGGAGTTGGAAATAATGGCTCGCGCTAAAGATAAGTTTGAGCAAAACGGTATTCTTGTATCTGTTTCTTCTATTGACAGTCTTCTGGTTGCCAACAATAAGATTGCTCTTTATAGTTGTTATGCCGGCTTAATGCCCAAACAGATCATTCCTGAGAGTGTTTCCGATGTGGATGCTTTCGCCTCTATGTTCAAGTACAAAAACAGCTCTATCTGTTGTAAAGTGGACAATCTGTGCGGCGGTAAAGGCTTCGCCGTTGTGGATGACAAGAAGTGCAATGATACCTCTCTATTCAACAAGTTCGGAGAAAACAGATACATATCCTTGCTTGATTTGAAATCCATCGTTGACAATGGTAAAAATAAAGTTATCCTTCAGCAGAGAATCGAAGGACTGGATTACACCGTTAGTGCGCTTGCAGACAAAGGAGTAGTTACTCATATCTGCGGTTATGTCGGCTACATGATGGCTTTCGGCTCCATTATGTATGGAGAAATCCAGTCCAACGACATGGCGTATGATATTGTCAGCAAGATTGTGAGAGAACTTGAACTTGATGGTAATGTGGCTTTTGACTTCATTCTGAAGAAGAGCGGCAAGGTGGTACTGCTTGAAATAAACCCGCGTATCAATGCCTCTCTCCCGTTTGTACGTCATGCAGGTTGCAATATGGTTTATTTGCGATGCAAACAATTACTTGGTTATGAAATTCCATCCACATATGAACTAAATTATGGATTAAAGATGAAAAAGTTCTATGACACCCGGTATTACGTTTAACATATACGTCATGTCATATCAGCGACCTCATAAAATAATGACTAAGAATTGCCTTGAATACTGTACTTATGTCGTTAGGGAAGAAGAAGCTGATGCTTATAGAAATGCCGGCATAGATGATATGCTTGTCATTCCTAAGGATGCCACGCTTGAATGTGGCGGCAAGGTACATAGTTTCATGTCAACGCTATATTGGATAATTGAAAACACACCGGAGGATGTGATATTTGTTGCCGATGATGATATAAAGCGTTTCTGTTATCGACTTGACAATTATACTGCCATCACAGCAGAAAACTACCCTGACTGGAAAGAACGCACATGTGATGAAATACTCCGTATCGGCCAGCTACTTTACGATTTAAATCTTGGGCTTGCTTTTGATAATCCACAAATGGCTTTGTATGTGTATGACAAGGAATTTTGTTTTAAGGGAATGCCCGGTCATGTAAGATGGATAAACAAGAAAGCACTCAAGGCCAGATATGATCTGAAAGACCCGGCGATATCCGATGTTGATATGATGTTACAGGAACTGCTTATGAACAGAGTTGTACTCCTGCCTAAATATTTTCACAGCTACGGTATCCAAGCTTCCAATGAAGGAGGAACCACCATTGATTCCAGAAAGAACTACGAATATAGATGTGCAATGAAAAATAAATGGGGAAAGTATTATGAATTTGACTTTAGAAAAAATACAGCAAAGATTAATGTCAAGCGATGATTTGAAAACACCTCTATACATTGCAGACAAAAATGACTTCAAACGGAATATCACCGATTTTGTAGCCGCTTTCAGAAAATACTACCCAAACTATAATATCGGGTACAGTTTCAAGACGAATTACTGCAAAGAATTCATCAATGTGGTAAAAGAAATCGGTGGATATGCAGAAGTTGTTTCTCCCAAAGAGTATCAGCTTGCACGGAACTATGGATTTGATGACAGCCGGATTATATACAATGGAGTTATCCCTGATTTGGGCAATAAGATACGATGTGCTAATCATGGTGGAATAGTGAACGTTGATAATGTAGGTGAGCTTGGTTCACTTATCGGAATATACACCTCACCGCTTGCAATTGGAGTGCGTCTAAATTTTGATATTGGGAATGGCATAGTTTCAAGATTTGGAATTGATGTTGATAGCAAAAGTTATCAAGAAATCATAGAACTACAACGAAGAGGATTGATAAAAGTCAAATGTGTTCATTGTCATATTTCTTATGCTCGTGGACTGTCGTATTTCAAGAAGCGTGCCGAAATGATGGCTCGATATGCAAAAGAACTTAGAGCCAATATAGTTGATATTGGCGGCAACATGTTCGGTCGCATGGATGACAGTTTAAAAGCTCAATATGGAGAATATATACCATTGTATGAGGAGTATGCCAAAACTATTGGTGAAGTCTTTGCAAGAGAGTTCCCTGATGGAGAAGTGCAGCTTATCACCGAGAATGGCACACCGATAGTTTCCACTTCCATGTCTCTACTTGCAACCATTATCGGCAAGAAAGTTATCAGAGGAAAAACAATGCTCGTTGTGGATTGCAAGCGTGATGATGTCGGTTTTGTCTGCCATACGAAAAATCCACCTTGCAATGTGCTTTCAAACGATAGCGATTACGTCGAACACGCTACCATTTACGGATGTACCTGTATTGAGAATGATATTATCCATCGTGATTATTCCGGTCCAACTAATATTGGTGATAAGATTCTTATTTCTAATGTTGGAGCTTATGGTTGTAATGTTGCCAATGACTTTATAACACATAAACCAAAATGTATTTGCATTGATGATATATAAGCCGTTAATCATTGTTTAACTCATTGTTAATCAGATGTTTAAATTTTAATATCTCACTATAAATCAGTATCTTAGCATTATAAAAGAAAAGCAAAGTAATAATTTAAAATAAGAGATAGACAATGAAAGCAACAAAGTACATTAATTCAAAAGGTTTGCCAAAAGGTGCATTTATTTACAAAATAAAGAAAGATGGAACGAAATCTGCTCGCCCTACATTTCATCAGTTTTGTGGAACTGAAAAAACGGCAGAGGAAATGATAGCAAGATTGATTAAATTGAATCCAAATTCAAAATTTGAAATCGCATAATAGATTGAGATATGGCAAATGCACTATACACAAAAAACGGTCACAATATGTTTGAGGTTTCATCCCTCATTCAGAAGGCAATACGCAGGAGCAACAAAGACTATGCCTGCTATGCTGCTAACGAGTTGGCACCACGATTTAGAAAATATCTGTGGAAGCGATTACTCTGTGTTTCAGCAGAGGATTGTTATGACCTTGTTACGAATAAGATTGTAGCACTCAAACAGGCTGATGACGCACAAAGCTGGCAGGACAAATCACCTCTATTCATTGAAAAGGCTCTCGGCATTCTTCTTGCCACAAGAAAGAATCGTGATGCTGATTATTTCGCCTGTAACCTGCTTAATTCAAGAGACAGGATAGAATTGCCAAAGGATGAATATGTCGGAAGTAATGCCGGATGTTACACCAAAAATGGGCATGACATGTTTTTAGTTGCCGGATTATTGGAACGTGCCATAATCGGCAAAGACGATATCAGAGCCGGTTATCTGGCCAATGAGTTAATGGTAAGGTATCGGGAGTTCCTTTGGAAACGGCTTATTATGATAGCAGGTAATCTCAACTATCAGGCTATTACCACTGAAATTGTCGCATTGAAGAAAGCAGACGATATGCAACCCGGTAGTTCACCTAAATCATCCATTTTCGTAGCAAAGGCTGTTACCGTACTTCTGAAAGTTGTAAAATACGGATATTGCGGTTTCTATGCAAATGATTTCCCTTATCCTGTCACATGTTTGAAAGACTATGACAACAGATACATGTCAATACCTGATTATGTATTTGACTGCCATACCCATAAAGGGAAGCAAAGAGGAAAGACCAAAAAAGAATTTATCATTGCCGAACAATCCGCATTAACCCCTTACAAAGAAGGTGAATACGACCAATGTGGTTGGGACAGATTTTTCTATCTGGAGAAGAACGGATTCTATGACAAGGATCATATAACTCCGAGGCCGGATGAGAAAAAAATGAAAGAGATTGAGGACGGATGCGTACAGCAGTCCTTGTTTGATTGAATGTTTTAATTGATAACTAGTGTATATCCGATGCGTCTTTGGTGAAAAGCCGAAGACGTATCGGCATGTAAAGTTATAAAATTATGGGAAAGAAGGAAAGACAAGAATTGTTTTTGAAACATTTCCGTGAAAGTCATGGAATTGTTTCGTATGCCTGCCAGAAAGTAGGTATAACGAGAGCCTGTTATTACAAATGGCGGGACAGTGACCTTAAGTTCAAGGAACGTGCTGAGGAAGTAGAAGAAGAAACCATTGATGTAGTCGAATCTAAATTGCTTTCCGCAATCAATAATGATGATTTAACTGCGATAATCTTTTATCTGAAAACAAAGGGTAAGAAACGTGGTTATGTTGAGCGTGTCGAGCAGGATGTCAATGTCAATCCATTCGAAAGTTTGATAAAAGAATTGCCGGACAAAATAGAAGAATAATGGATCTGAGCGATAAGGCAGCCTTGTATATGCAGGCGTGGAGAGACGATTGGTGCAAGTTCTGTTCCGATGTGCTGAAAGCGCGTTTGGATAAAGAACAGCAGGATATTATTCACTCGGTTCAATACAACCGAATGACCGCAGTAGCCTCCGGAACTGCCCGTGGCAAGGATTTCTGTGCCGCTTGTGCCGCTATGTGCTTTATGTATCTTACTCCACGCTGGGTTAACGGAAGATTGGTAAAGAATACCAAAATTGCAATGACAGCTCCGTCCGGTCGCCAAGTAAAAGATATTATGATACCGGAAGTTTCCAGGCTATTCCGGAATGCTGGTTTCCTGCCTGGACGTTTATTGTCTTCAGGAATCAGAACCAACTACGAAGAATGGTTTCTAACGGGGTTCAAGAGTTCTGATGACAATATGGAAGCATGGTCTGGATTCCATGCCGTAAACACATTGTTTGTTGTTACGGAAGCCTCCGGTATATCAGAAGTTATCTACAATGCCATCGAAGGTAATTTGCAGGGAAATTCCCGTTTGCTAATAGTGTTCAACCCTAACGTGACCACAGGATATGCTGCACGTGCCATGAAGTCTGACCGTTTTGCCAAATTCAGGTTAAGTTCCCTTAATGCTGAGAATGTTGTAAGCAAGAAAATAGTTATTCCTGGTCAAGTTGATTATGAATGGGTGAAAGACAAAGTGGAAAACTGGTGCTCACCTATCCAGCAAGCTGACTTCAACGAAGGTGAAGGGGACTTCAAATGGGAAGACGGTCTATATCGGCCGAATGACTTGTTCCGTGTGAAAGTGCTCGGTATGTTCCCTAAAGTGGCGGAAGATGTGCTTATCCCCTACGAATGGATTGAAATCGCCAACGAGAATTGGAGGAAACTGCAAGAAGATGATTTTGTTCCAAAGAAAAGCTGCAAGATTGGTGTCGATGTTGCCGGCATGGGACGTGATGACAGTGTGCTGTGTCTAAGATATGGCAACTATGTCAGTGAGTTTGAAGCGCACCAGTCTGCTGGAACGGCAGACCACATGCACGTAGCCGGAATGATAACCAGATATCTTGACAAGAAGGGTGCGAAAGCATTTATTGATACTATCGGCGAAGGAGCAGGAGTGTTATCTCGGTTGCAGGAACTTGGGTACCCAAATGTGTATTCTTGTAAGTTCTCCGAGAGTGCACGTGGGCTGCATGATATAACAGGCGAATACACCTTCGCCAACATGAGGGCTTATCTGTTTTGGGCGGTACGTGACTGGCTTAATCCCAAAAATGGGTTTGGTGCCGCTCTCCCACCCTGTGATAAACTTATGGAAGAAGCAACGGAAACACATTGGGGATTTATGAGTAATGGCAGTATCATCATAGAAAAGAAAGAGGAGATTAAAAAACGTATCAAACGTTCTCCTGACTGGTTCGATTCCCTCGCCAATACATTCTTTCCGTGGGATTACTTGGCTGTCAGTGATGAAGATATTCTACGAAATATGTTGTAAGTTGCATAAATTGAAATACAGGAATTATGAAACAGCAAGATTTAAACCGTATGGCAATATTCTTAGGGCATAAATTGCCCATTCCGCAGGAAGAACATATTGCCGATACTATCAATAAGATAGAAGCGATATTGCAGAAAAAGAAAATAAACAAGTTTGTTAATGCTTCTGCCAAAGAAGGATATACTAAAGCATTGGAGATTCTTAAAAATAACGATGTCACTTTTAATAGATATGATGAACTAAAAACCATTCAGTCAAAATCTATTGCTGCCATCACCGTAGATTATTTGAGAGGAGAATGTGCACAAGAAATCCTTTGCAATATTCCTCTGAAATAGTTTTATTTTATTTGTTTTTCAAATAAAATGATTATATTTGCGACATAGCATTTGGTGCTAACGTGCTCCTTCACGTTACCGGGTAGTGCGTATTGTATTATCCGGTTTCTTTTTGGAGCAGTATTATGTGTAACTAACCACCGTATGAAGGAGTACGGAACTACATTATGAACACAATTAAAATTTTTGAGAATGAGCAATTCGGAAAGGTAAGAATTGCAATGAGTGAGAATAACGAACCTTTCTTTTGCTTAGCAGATGTATGCCAGATTTTGGATTTGATTCCCAGTAAGGTAGCGCAAAGATTAGATAAGGATGTACTTTCAAAGTATCCCCTTGAAACAGCCGGTGGAATCCAACAGGCAAATTTTGTTGATGAGGATGGTTTGTATGATACAATATTGGATAGTCGTAAGCCTGAAGCTAAAAAGTTCCGCAAATGGGTAACAAGCGAAGTGTTGCCATGTATCCGTAAGACAGGTGGCTACATCGCTACCAAAATGGACGACACTCCAGAAGAAATCATGGCACGTGCGCTTATTGTGGCACAAGAAACACTGAAACGAAAAGAACAGCGTCTTATAGAGGCTGAGCGGAAGATCCAAAAAGATGCTCCTAAAGTCCTTTTTGCTGATGCTGTCTCAACTTCACATCGCTCTTGTTTAATTGCTGAACTGGCTAAAATATTACAACAAAATGGGGTGAATATCGGTCAGAACCGTTTGTTTAGCTGGATGCGCGAGAATGGTTATCTTTGTCAAAAGGGTGACTACTACAATCAGCCGACGCAGAAATCTATGAAATTGGGACTTTTTGAGCTGAAGCAAACCACCATCAACAAGCCGGATGGTACCATGCTTGTCACGACCACGACCAAAGTAACCGGCAAAGGACAAGTACATTTCGTGAATAAATTCCTATCCAAATAAAAAACAAGCGGTGCGAAGCTGCACCACACAACAGTATAACAATGGACGAAATTACCACAATCCTTGACAGTACAAGACCTGTTTCTGACATTATCAGTGATTTGAAAGAAAAATCAGTGGATGTGCCGGAATGGAGCAAGTCGCTGAAAGATTACGATCCTTCCAGACATAAAATTGTAACTGATAAATTTTCTCGTAAAGACAAAATAAAATCTGATGGAAGAGTCGAGCCGGCTTCGCGTATTCATCTTGGCCTGGAGAAACTACTTGTGAAACGTATTACGGAATTCGCTTTCGCTATTCCCGTCAGACGTGTCTACCATAATACGGAAGAAAATGAAAAACGTCAGCAGATAACCAAAGCTATTGAAGCAATCTATAAATATGCCCGTATAGATTCTGAAAACATCAGACGTGGCAATGCCTATTTTGCATCCTGTGAAATTTTCACCATCTGGTATGTGGTAGAGAGACCCAACACACTATACGGATTCAACAGCAAGTATAAGCTGAAATGCAAGACATACTCGCCGATGGACGGGGTTAGATTATATCCCTTGTTTGACGAGTGGGGAGACATGATCGCCATGTCCTTCGAATATAAGAAGAAGATAAAGGATAAGGAGGTCCCTTTCTTTGAGACATATACCGCTGACCGTCATTACAAGTGGAAACAACAGGGGGAAGCCAGCTGGATTGCTGTTACAGATCCCGAAAGGATTATCCTCAAAAAGATTCCCGGAGCTTATGCATACAGCCCCGCTCCTATTTTTCATGGACTAGAGCATATCCGTGAGGAAATTGAATACACGCTCTCCCGTAACTCAGACGTGATAGCCTACAATTCCGCACCCTTACTGAAAGTGACAGGCGAACTTGTCGGTGACGAGGACAAGGGAGAGGCCCGCAGATTGTTCCGTCTAAAGAATGGCGGTGACATAGCTTATGTTTCATGGACCCAGGCCATAGAAGCCCTGAAATATCATGTGGATACATTGCTCAAGCTTTTCTTCATGCAGGCCCAGATGCCAGACCTATCTTTCGAAAACATGAAAAGTCTTGGTAACATAGGTTTTGATGCCAGACAAATGATATTGTCTGACGCCCATCTGAAAATCGGGGATGAGTCAGGTGCCTGGATAGAGTTCTTTGAACGGGAGTGTAATGTCATCAAAGAATTTCTGAAAATGATGAATACTTCATGGGCTGATGAGATTGACAATATAGAAGTTGAGCATGTCATTACTCCGTTTATTCAGAATGATGAGGACGCGCTGATTAACAGATGTATGAAAGGGAATGGAGGCAAAGCGATATTCAGCCAGCTTGAATCCATCGAAATGGCAGGTTACTCCAATGATCCCAAAGGAACATTAAACCAGATTCAAAAAGAAGACAAAGCGGACCGACAGGCAAGGATGAACAACTTGTTTGAAGGTGCCGAATAGTAAATAACAAATATAGGAAATATGAAAAATATTGTATTTAAAGAACAAGAAGGCGTATTTGTCGCAGATTTCGCCTCTGAAGGCAATTGTGTAATTCAAATAGACAACGGAAATGTTGAACCGCTAAAAATCTACCGGCACATGCCTGAAATGGAACCAAGTGCCTATGATGCGATTCCACTTCACGGTCCCTATCAGCGGGTAATCGACCTTTGTGTACCTGCCGGGATGATGATTCGCATTGTCAGTACTACCGCTGTTACTGCCGCTAAGATGATTGTATTACCTCAAGCGAGTGGTAATGGCTCATCCGTAACCTGGGCAACCGCCAGCGTTGATGCAAATGTAGGTACACCTTCTGTGGATGTAACAATGAAAGAAGGCAAGCTGAATTTCGCTTTTAAGAACCTCAAAGGGCAGAAAGGAGATACAGGTGTAGTTGGCGCCAAAGGTGATAAAGGTGAACAGGGACAAACTGGGCCCAAAGGAGATAAAGGCGATGCCGGTGCAAAAATCAAATCAATAGCTTTGACTATCAAAGGTACAGTCATTACCGGCACAGCGACTCTGACCGATGACAGCACTGCCTCTATTACCGGTACATATACTCCTGGAGAATAATTAAATTACTACAGATATATGAAAAAGTATATTGGAACAAAACAGATTGAAGCAGAACCTATGACAAGAGGTGATGCGTGGGGAAAACATCTTCTTAGAGAAAAACCGTCAACGGAAAATTTTGATGATGAGGGTTATCATGTCCGTTATGAAGATGGATATGAAAGCTGGAGTCCTAAAGATACGTTTGAAAAGGCGTATAATATTGCCGAAACACCAGTTGACCGTATGCAGATAGAAGCCGAAGAACTCAATGGAAGATATGTAAAGTTGGCCATTTTCATAGATTCAGGGAAAATGGATGAAGTCGTTAATGATATATACAACAAGTGTTTACTGGAAATGCAGTGCTATACTATGTTCGACTATATTCGGCTTCTTGATACTCGCATACAGCGTATGCAAGGATCTGATGGCGCAAAAGTACGAAAGATGAATTTTGGCATGGCTATTATGGCTCTCAAAGCAGGTTATCCAATTCGTAGAAGTGGATGGAACGGGAAAGGATTAATGGTATTCAAACAGGTTCCAGCTCATATAGATAGCGACATTATTCCAAAGATGCAATCTCTTCCGCAATCGGCAAAAGACCTTATTCTGAAAGGTAAGGGATTTATTGACTATACAAGCCAGTGTCTTATCTACAACGAGAACACTGGGCGTGCTGATTCATGGGTTCCGTCTATTAGCGATGTGTTTGCCGATGATTGGGAGATTGTTCAATAGACTATCTGCCACGTGTAGAAAATGTAACGGGTGCGTTGGATGTCTGTAACGTTGGCGCACCTTGCTAAATAAGTAAATAACATGAAAGTACCAATAGATAATATGACTTTCGCTGAAAGCGAATATCTCCGTGGGAACAAGATCTGGAAAGCCCGGACACTTTATGATTTTGCGAAAGCAAAGGAATACCCAGTACGTGATATGCCACTGTGGAATATAGACCTGACTGTTGAGCCATTTGAGTGCAGCCAGCTTCATAGCTTCATCTTTCAATGCAAACGTGTTCGTGATTGTTCTTTAGACTACCCTATTATATTGGATGAAGTAGGACAAATAGCAGATGGGTACCATAGATTATGCAAGGCTATTTTAGAAGGTAGAAAAACGATCAAGGCTATCAGACTGCTGGAGATGCCCGCCCCTGACAGGATTGAGGAATAAACATCATGGCAAAAAAGACGACACCTTCCAACATGTCCTCATACCGTTGCAGGGATTGTGCACATTCATATGACCGGCACGAAAAGAACTTGAAAGGTGAGTTCTTCATGTGCCGTTGCCCGTTTTTTACTTCCAGTCGCTTTCTTAATCGTGACGTATGTGACAAGTTCAAGACAAAAATGAGCCAATCTTAAAAATAGAACAACCTTTTTTGTCTTATCCCCGTATTTTTTTGACTATCTCAGAAAACAGATTAAAAACAGACCAATATGTCAAAGCCTAAGATCCCGAATCAGAAAAAGAAATATCAGGAACTCAACAGCCGGCTAAACAGATATGTTGCCCTTGTTGAGCAGATATACGATACTCTTAATCTGGAAGCCGCAAAGATTGCATTGAATACTGAATATGATGCCGACATTGGTACTGTCTTCAAGTTTTCTGACTATCCGCAAACCAAGAAGTCTATTGCGGACATTCAAGCTCAGTTCGTAGATGATATTCGGTCTGTTATCTATCGTGGTACTTCTGATGAGTGGAAGAATAGCAATGAGGTACAAGATTTGATGGCTGACAAGGTTCTGAAAGCCTATACCGCCACTATTGATAAAGAAAAGTACAAAGTTCTCTATCAAACCAATTCTGATGCTTTGAAAGCATTTCAGAACCGCAGGGACAGAGGGTTTGATGTATCGGCTAAACTCTGGCAACAGTCCACCGTTTACAAGGAGGAACTGGAAGCCGCCATCTCCTGTGCTATTCAGAAAGGAACAAGTGCCGTTGCCCTAAGCAAGCAAATATCCAAACACCTCCTTGATTTTCCATCGCTCCAAAAAGACTACAAAGAGAAGTACGGAAGTGCAGAACATCTAAAAGATTGTGAATACCGTTCTATCCGGTTGGCTCGGTCTGAAATCAATATGGCTTACCGGACCGCCGAAAATGAGCGTTGGAAGCAAATGGACTTTGTGGTAGGTTATGAAATCAAACGCTCCGGAAGAGAGTTTCCTTGCACTGTATGCGAATCCCTTGCCGGGAAATATCCCAAGGATTTTACTTGGGTTGGTTGGCACCCGAATTGTTATTCCGATGACAGCGAAGTGCTTACAAACAGAGGGTGGAAACTGTTTAAAGATGTATTTGATGATGATTTGATATTGTCATTGAATCCTACTAACAGAACACCTGAGTGGGTAGAGTTTACGGATAGGCAGTGTTACCGATATAATGGTGACATGATACACTTTTTCAATAAATCATTGGACTGTTTGGTCACACCGGAACATAATATGGTTTATTTAAACAAGAATGATGGCAGGATAAAGAACTGCCAAGCTAAAGAGTACACAAAGGGGAAAGGGGCTTTTTATAGAGGATGCGAATATGAGTCGGAAGATGTTGCATTTTATGAGATAGACGACATCAGAATACCATTTGACCTGTTTTGTGAGTTTATGGGGTATTGGCTTTCAGGCGGGAGTACAATGGGAAACGCCGGGGTTGTTATCTCCCAACAAGAAGGTGAGCCTGCACGGGACAGAATTGTAAACTGCGTGAAGCGTATCGGATTTGAGCCACATTTAGACAAGCAAAAAGTTGCATTTTATAGTACTCCAATAAGGAATTATCTGAAAATATTCGGCAAGTGTTCCCATAAATTTATACCGTCTGCGATAAAGAATGCATCTGTCAGACAGATCAGAATATTTCTTAATGCCTTTATGCTTTGTGATGGATACAGGCGACCATGCAAATCTTTTGTAGGTAATCATGGAACAGAGTTTAAGTCAGACAAGGATGAAATCCTCTATTTTACCGTATCTGAACGTATGGCAGGGGATTTGTCTGAGCTTATTCTGAAATCCGGGAATCGTCCGTCCTTTTCAGTGAACAAGGCTGGAGTGTCGCACAAAAGCAACGGAAGTATCATAACTTCAAACTACGATTGTTATTCAATCCGTGAATGCTATTCCGTCACGGCGACAGTGTTCCATAAAGAGATTCAGCATTACGATGGGTTTGTATATGACCTTACTCTGGAGAAAAACCATATCATGTATATCCGTCGCAATGGGAAATGCTTTTGGGGGTCTAATTGCAGATGCTATAAAATTCCTATCCTCAAAACAGAAGAAGAATTTTGGGAATGGGACGGACGTAGTGAAGCAAGTACTGAAAGTGTGAACGAAGTGAAAGATGTGCCGAATAGTTTCAAGGTCTGGATAAACGATAATATTCATCGAGCTAAAAGCTGGGATAACTCCCCTTATTTCATTCGGGATAATGGGAAGTATATCCGTGAAGATTTCAAGGTAAATGTCTATAACAAGACAGAGAAAGCATTTGTGCGGAAACGTAGGACTAATCTTGCCATGAGCCGTGTGGAATATTACAACCAGACTTATCCCAATATCCCGGAAGTACAGCAGGCTGCTGTAAATGCCTACACACAGGCTGTAGGAGAAACCAACAAAGGAGCCACCAGCCGTGAAATTAACCGCAGGCTTCGCAATGGTACTGACGATGAGTATGTGGATGTGGCAAGTACATTGATAAGTCAGGCTCTTGCCAAACTCCCCAAGCATGAAGGAATTGTATATCGTGGTGAAACCATGAGTATGAAGAAACTACAAGAACGTTTTCTTAACCATATCGGAGAGGTTGTTTCGGATAAAGGTTTTGTGTCTTCCAGCCTGTATGAAGATACTCCAAGAAAGTTTGTTTCCCATGCCGGAGTACCTAAAAGCCATAAAAGGGTTATCTTTGAAATTCAGAGTAAAAATGGGCGAAATATTAGTAAAATATCGGAATTTAATGGTATCTTTACATTAGAAAACCAACATGAAATTATGTTCGATAGGCGGACGAAATTCTTGGTTAAAAAACGCAGAATAGAGGAAGATGGTATTTACAGAATTATTTTGATAGAGCAATGAAAAAGCAGAAGAAATACGAAATAATAAGTGAAACTGATAAAGTCGTTACTTTTAAGTATGATGGTGCAGAATGCAGCTATGCAAAAGCTTGCTACTCTTCCATAGATGAAGTTATCAAAGAAATAGATGAAGAAAGGGTAAGAGAAAAGGAAGTAGACAAGCGTATCGCTTCCCAACGTGACACTATGACACCCGAAGAACGTGAGCGTCAGGATGAAGCCGACCGCGTGGTCTTTGAGCGTTGGCAGGATGAAGCTAACACCAATCTCTATTTGACCGGAGTGGTTGATGAAGATGAAGACCCGGATTTCAACCCGTTCAGAAAAAACAATGATTAGCCTTTGATTTTATCGTAAAAAAATTACGGAACTATCAAAATAATACGTATCTTTGCTATTGAATCAAGTTAAAATCAATATGCTAACAAAATTTGCAGTAACAAATTATAGAGGATTTGCCAATCGTATTGAGTGGGATTTATCCAATCCTGCCAATTATGAGTTTAACAGATCTGTGATTAAAGATGGTGTCATAAAGAATGGTATCATATATGGTCCAAATGGATCAGGCAAGACGAATTTTAGTTTGGCTATATTCGATATAGAGAATCATTTATCTCCGAAATGGAAGAAAATAGATTACTATGTGAATTTCATTTATGCAGGTAACAATGATGGAGTCGTCAAATTTGAATACACATTCAAATTTGACAATGACACAATAGATTACATATATGCCAAGAATGCTGCCGGAGTACTGGTAGAGGAAAGCTTTTTTGTAAATAGGATGAACATTTTTGAACGGAAGAATAATTTATTTCGTATTGACAAGCAACAGTTCCCTATGGACGAAAGTATAGAAAAGAACTTTCAGAGCAATGCCAACAATGTGTCTGTAATCAACTTCCTGCTTACATCTTATCCACTCAATTCAGAACATTATCTGATCAAACTCAACAGGTTTGTCAACTCCATGCTTTGGTTCAGGAATCTTGATGTCCGTGAATTTATTGGACTTGAAACAAATATAATAATGTTGGATGAGTTTATCATCACAAACAATCTACTTGATGATTTCTCCGATTTTTTACATAAAGTAAGCGGTCAGACTTTCCAGTTTATTGCACATAATATTACGGATAAGCAGATTCTTTGCCAAATAGATAAAAATGAAGTTCCATTTAGACTAGTAGCATCAACAGGTACACAGTCGTTACAATTATTGTATTTTTGGCTGAAACGTATGGATGAAGCCTCGTTTGTCTTTATAGATGAGTTTGATGCTTTCTATCATTTTCGCTTAGCTTTTGAGGTGTGCAGGCGGTTGTTTGCATTGGATTGTCAGATTTTCACATCGTCACATAACACATATTTGATGACGAATGACTTATTACGTCCAGACTGCAATTTTATACTAAACAATAACAAAATTAAGTGTTTGGCTGATTGTACGGACAAAGAATTGCGTTTTGGTCATAACATCGAAAAAATTTATCGCGCAGGAGCTTTTTATGATGAATAAGGAAAAAACGCTTTTTATCTTTGAGGGAGTTAAAACAGAAAGTAAACTCATAGAGAAATTAGAGCATAATTTCTTGGGCAAAACGAATTCCATAAAATGTGTATTTGATGCCGAGATATACCAATTATATCGTGCCATAAAAGAAGAAAAAGAGTTTTCAATAGATATAGTTTCCTTATTAAAAGAACGTACAGCAGAGAACGCTAAAATTCTAGAAAATTACACTCGAGACAGTTTTGCCTATATATATTTGTTTTTTGACTATGATGCTCATTCTACGTTGGCAGATGACAATAAAATAAAAGAAATGCTTTCTCTCTTCAATGACGAAACTGAAGAAGGAATGCTTTACATCAGTTATCCAATGGTGGAAGCCATACGACATTTCAAGGATTTAGAAAGCTTTAAGTCTTTGACAGTAAAATGCAAACGTAAGAATTGTCCATATAAAGAAGAATGTCATAACAAGGAAGAATGCTTGAAAGAACCTCATTACAAAAGTGTCGCTGCATCAGATAGCAGACCACAATTATCAAATGTAAATTCATATACAAAAACAGTTTGGCAAGAACTGATTACTGCCCATTTATGCAAAGCTAATGCTCTTGTCAATGATGCTTTTACTATGCCTACTTCTTTGATATCGCAGGAAGCTATCTTTTCAAAACAATTAGAAAAACACATTTGTCATAAATGCCCCGAAGTTGCAGTATTAAGCGCATTTCCTCTTTATGTACTGGATTATTTTGGATGCGAAAGAACCATCACGAAGTTAAACTCTTAATCAAAAATTTTGTTCTAATCTTTCAATCATTTTACTTATGATGAAGCAAAACGCTTATTCAGGATTTTGGGTTAGGATCATTTATTGAATATCCCTAAAGGACTTGGACACGATGTAGCTTTTAAGGCTTAACATTTAAATCAACGCTTCTAATTAATATTAATATTGGAGGCGTTTTTTTTACTTCGCTTCGTATTACGTTTTTTCACTTGTTATAACGATATCTCATAGAAATTCAGTATATTTGTTACTATATCATCATGCACCGAATAGATGATACGATGTTCAGAATTAATCCGCCGCGACCAATATCCGGCTAATTCATATTTTAATGGCTCCGGCTTGCCGATTCCTGTATATGGGTACTCCGCGATATCTTTCAGCAAATCGGTTATCTTTTTCATGATAGCCTTATTACCTGATTTCTTCCAATATTCACGGTCTTTTTCCGCCTGTTCAAGGAAGATTTAAAACCAATCATGTCCACTTCAAAAATAATATTCGATGCAGCAGTTTCCGAATTAGAAAACTTTGGCACAACATCTTGACGGACTATTTTCCCAATCTCATCAGCCAAATCACCTGCTATTTGTTTGCAAATCTCGAAGTTTTTTACGAATATTGTATATTAATCATATATCATCATTTTATCCCATAAAATCCATAACAAACAATTTAATTAACTGCCGCTAAGTTAAAGACTCAGTGGTGTCCAAAAAACCTTGGTGATAGCTTGGCATTTCCTGCCATATAACCAGCGAACATACTAAAAAGATACACTAATTATCATAAAAAAGCGATTAATTTATTTGATATTCAAATAAATTAGTATATTTGCATATGAATAGCGTATGGAGATGTACGCCACGTTGTGACCCGTTTCATTATAGCACAACAGGACATGAAAGCTCATTGCTCTAAGAGTGTTTTTAAGTTCTACGGAAATAGTCTGCTGGCATACATTTACCGTGCAGACTATTTTATCTAATAACTTAAAATTCATTCTACAATGGACAGAAGACAACAAGTTTTTGTAAAGTTGAAACTTAAAGCGAAGGCGTTAGGGTTCAACTCAAAGGAATTAAAGGGTATCGCCGCCAAGATTGCCGATAACCTTGAATCCCAAGAAGATGCCTCCGAAGAGGATGTAAACGCAGAGATTGACGAAAAGATCGAAGCGGTTCTCCCCTACCTCACTTTCGGCCAGTCGCAAGCCAACCGTCTGCTTGACGAATGGAAGAAAAACCACCCCGAAGCGGAACCGGACGATGAACCGAATGACAACTTTCCGGATGATACTCCGAAACCAGCTTCAAAGAAGAAACCCCAAGACAAAGAGGAAAACAAGGACGAAGAGCCTGCATGGTTCAAAGCTTACAGAGAACAACAGGATGCCCGATTTGCTGCATTGGAGGGAGAGAAGACCAGCTCCTTGCGCAAAAGCAAACTTGAAAGTCTCTTGAAAGATACAGGCACATTCGGCAACCGCACATTAAAAAGCTTCTCTAAAATGAACTTTGAGAATGACGAGGAGTTCGAACAGTTTCTATCTGAAGTCGAAGAGGATTTAAAGGCTTACAACCAGGAACGTGCCGATGCCGGCCTCTCCACATTGGGAACGCCGCCTGCGGCAGGAACAGGAAAGCCTGATAAAGAAATTGAATTATTAACGGATGCAGAAATTGACAGTATTGTCAATAACTTCTAACCGCATCAAAAAAAGTAAAGGACAATGCCAGGAACAGTAAATTTGTCAAACGAGCTTGAATCGTTTGAGACCGGAATGGATTCAGTGGTTATCCGTCGCAAAGGTGGAAGAATTATCGGTGGCCGCTCTCTGAACATGGAAGGCTTCAATGAAAAATATGTAAAAGCCGGACATATTATCATCCACAGTACAAATGATGAATATGACTACAAGCCCATGCCCGTGTCAGATAATGCGTATTCCTCACTTCCTGAGAATTACGAATATGCTGGAATATGGGTGCGCACGACACCTGCAAGTGATGCAAGAGGAGCCATCCAATATGACGGAGAGATCAACGACAAGGCCCTGCCCTACCCTATTGACAGTATCAAAGCTGCCTTGAAGACCGCACTGCCTTCATTATATTTCATGCACGATTAAAAATAAAGGAGGAAAAATAAAATGATTGCATCACAATTTGCAGATTTATCCAAGCGTATTTTCCCGAAGTTACAGAATATCGTGGAAAAAGAGAGAGGCGAGCGCAATGGTGCAAAAAAACGCACTTACTTGCATAAGACCATGTTACGTAAAGTATATTCCGCTGACCAGAAATGGACCAGCGCATCTATCGATACCACATACGTAAGAGCGGACACCGTTTCCATGAACTCTCCGCTTCCCATCAAGAAGCGTGATTCACTGGCCCATGCCAGCGGCACACTGCCCAAACAGGGTATCTCCCGTGTAATGGAAGAATCCGACATCAATACCATCAACATCATGAAGGCCCAGGGTGCAAAATGGACACAAATAGCATCCAAACTGACGGAAGACCCTTTGTTCTGCTCCATCGGGCTGGACGAATCCAATGAGGCGAATTTTCTGACAGCCTTATGCGAGGGGGTTGTAGCGGTTGAGGATCTGACCAATGTCGGAACAGCACTGCGTGTCAATTTCGGTTACCTGCCGAAAAACGGATTTGGTGTGACCACTCCCGGCGAGATAACCTTGGATGACATAGAACGTGTGCTCGCCGCAGCTGACGGAGACGGCAATTCCATATCAGTCATCTGTATCGCCCTGTCAACCTACAAAAAACTGCGCCAGACACAAGGAGCCAAAGAACTCGCCGCCACATACAGAGGGCAGATTTTCGACAGTGATACCTCGCTGCCCACTCCTACCTCATCATTGTTTGACGAGGCTTTCGCCGACCAATATAACGGTGTCAGATTCCTGAAGATTGACCGTTCGATCATTTATGAGAAAAACGGTGTACGCAAGGCTTACAAACCGTGGAACGCAAACCGCTTGGTTTATCTGACTACCGAAAATGTCGGCAGTTTGGTCTGGGGGACATTAGCAGAAAAGACAAGCCCGGTGGAAGGAGTGGTTTATACCACAGTTGATGAGATGAAACTTATCAGCCGTTTCAGAACCGCTAACCCTTTGGTGGAAACTACCGCAGGACAGATGCTTGCGCTTACCGTGATTGAAGGAGTAGACCAGATTTATTATCAGGATATCACCGATGCACAAACTGTTGACGCAGAAAAGGAGGCCCAAGATTCAACAGATGTGAAAGTCACCATCTGGGGACATACCTACAAAAAAACGGAGTTCGTTCAGGAGCTTAACAAGATAACCGGTGGCAAGCTGACTGCGAAATCTGCCGATGAAAAGATCATCGCCCGTGTCAACGAACTGAACGATGAAGATGAAGCCACTTTAAAAGCCACAGTGGAATCACACAAGTCTGAATAATGTATGAAAACTGTCCTGCAAGCATTGAAAGATGAAGTCCACTACAAATTAAGTAGTGGCTTCTTTGAAAACCGTTTGCTTGAAAGAAGTCTGGACGGAAATGAAATATGCACCATCGACATTCTTAAAAGCAAACCGTTCAAAGGTGCTGTGGCCGACTGTCTCATGAGCCTGATTCAGATGCCCAACTTTACAGAAGGAGATGTTTCCTTAAGTCTATCTGACAAGGATAATATACTGACGTTAGCCAACGGCATCTATAATTCAATAGGCGAAACAGAAAAAAACATTGGTGAACCGATAGTCTATATAGGAAAATAATCATGATACTTGATGATAGACCACATAAGCTGCAATATCTTATTACCACTCCCGGTTACGAAGACAAGAACGGCGATTACCACCAGGGTGAAAGCCGATGGGAAGGTGATATCCCATGCCGGAATGTTCCGGCCGGAAAAGCTGAACAAAAGCAATTTGAGGACGGAGCAGTCCGTACCTATTCAGCCACGATACGTCTTGATGCTGAATGCCGGGAATTTACTGTTGGAGATCATGTGAAGTTATTCCTGTCAGGAGATATCGTTAGAGAATGTGAGGTCAAAGGGTTTCATCGTTATCAACTATATGCGAAACTATGGGTATAAAAATGACGACACCTGCAAGTCGGATAGACACCCTTATCAATAAGGAAAAAGAACGTGTTGAAATGTTAACTGTCCGCGCCCTCTCCTACCTTGGAGAATTGTGTGTGATCGAAGCAAGGAACAGACCGCAGGAGATAAGCTGGTATGACCGGTCAGGAAACTTACGCAGTTCGATTGGCTATGCCATTATCCACAACGGAAAAATACTTGAATACTCAGATTTCACACAAGTACGACAAGGTAATGAGGGAGTCAGGAAAGGCAAGGCACTTATTGAGGAATTGTCTAAAAAATTCGCGAATGGCTACGCACTTGTTGTAGTAGCCGGAATGAACTATGCTGAATTTGTGGAAGCAATGGAAAATAAGAATGTACTTGCATCCGCCGAACTGTTTGCAAGAAAGGAACTACCGGGAATGATGAGTAAACTGAAAAAGCAACTTGCATCATGATGAAGTCTGATATTGAAATCAAAGATGATATTTACAAACACATCAAAGGTTCCCTTTTGGAAAAAGTCGTGAACGGAAAACTTTGCAAGGCATCAAAAAGACCATCCAACTCTGACAGGGAGGATATAGTCATATCAATCCTTGAAAATGGAAGCGGACAGATACAGGAAGCTTTCGTGAATGTGAACATTTATGTAAAGGACAATATCCGTAATGGCGAGGCGGAAATGAATGATGCACGCTGTAGAGAACTTTGCAAAGTCGCTATCCAAGTATTGGAAACAGGGCATGGAGAAAGCTACCGCTTCACGCTGAATAAACAAAGGGTGCTTGAAGTGAACGGAAAGAACGAGCACTTCATTAACAATAAACTATTATATTCATTCAATAACGAATAAGATCATGGAATTATCTTGGGGAAAATGTACTATCAAAATTGGAAAGCTGCAAAGCAGCGGAGAAGCTCCTTCATCTTGGATTGATATACCGACACCTGTCGAGAACTCTACAAAATTGACACCTACAAAAGGTGCGAAGAAAGAGGCCAAGATTGAAGGTGGAGAAAACGAGGCTGTCAAGTATGCGGCAAACACCTATACGTTTGAGTTTGAAATCCGGGCTGGCAAAGGCCGTAGAAAACCGGTGGAAGATACAGATGGTGTGATTACAGGTGAATACGCTGTCAAGCTCCAGCCTGAAGACAAAACTGTTGAAGGTATCATAATCGACAGAAGCGTGTTGTCCTTGGAGGATACATACGACACAGATAATGGCACCAAGTGGAAATATACCGCTGACGTATTGAAACCTAAGACCGGCAATCAGGTAAAATTCGAAGTCGTAAATTTTAATGGTGCCGGCAGCCTTCGAGTGATCATCACAGATGATGGCGGAGCCGGCATGTGGAAATTATCTACAGAAACGGACTGGCATCATAGCGGTACTTCAATTACCACAAAAGCCGGTCTTGTGACAATCATATATAAAGATATCGAAGGAAAAACACTGCCTACACAGACATCCGCTACTGTTAAAGATGGGGAAACAGTTGAAGTAAACGCGGTGTACACTTCTGCCGGATGATAATTTTCCATTCAGAGAACAGGCAAACGGAAAGACGTCCTTTACAGGTTGGAGGATAAACCTGCATCAAATTTATGATTTATGAATGACAAAGAGCGAAATATTGAGATGGATGTGGCCGACGCCATCATGGAAAGACCTGCCGGCTTTACCGTTGGCAAGCGGTCTTTCTTTATCCATCCCGTCACACTCGGCAAAATGTATCTTTTGGCCAGATTATTTGATTCCCTCGAAATAAGCAAACAGGTTGTTTCCACCAATCCTTATATGGAAGCCATAAGGATCTGCAAAACGAAACGTGATATTGTCTGCCGCATACTCTCCTACTCCACGTTCAACCGGAAGAACGATTTGTTCGACAATAGCAAGGTGGATAAGCGTACAAAATTGTTTTCCCGAACACTCTCTGAGGAGGAACTTGCTACCATACTGGTTCTCATTCTTACAAGTGATAATATGGATACCTTCCTGCGGCATTTCGGAATAGACAAAGAAAATACGGAAAGAAAACGGATAGCCAAAGTAAAAAAGAACAATAGCAGTATCTCATTCGGAGGCAACAGCACCTACGGAACAATGATAGACTTTGCCTGCCAAAGATACGGATGGACTTTTGATTATGTGGTATGGGGCATCAGCTATATCAATCTAAGGATGTTAATGGCTGATGCCATCACGACTGTATATCTGTCCTCTGACGAAATGAAACAACTCGGAATATCTGGTTCAGAAGAAATAATCGATGCCGGGAATCCAAAGAACAGGGAACGTATCAAAGCCCTGCTTGAGGAATGAATCGGAAAAACAGAACAATATTTTCATAATCAGTCAAAAAAATTACGGGGTCTATAATTTTATAACAAGAAAAATAGAACAAATGTCATGTCAATGCACATGATACCCATCAAATCGAAAAGACTATGGCTGGATTGCATTTTGATATAACTGGGGATAACTCCAACTTTTTACGCAAGCTAGAAGAAGCACGCAACGGAGTACGCAACACATCAAGACAAATTGAAGAAAGCGGGCTGAGTATTGAGAAGATATTCGGAAGACTGACCACGGCCGCAGCCACTTTCGGAATCAGTCTTGGAGCACAGCAGCTCATCAGTGACATAGCTCGTGTACGCGGCGAGTTCCAGCAGCTTGAAGTGGCATTCCAGACAATGCTTGGAAACAAGGAACAGGCGGACACACTAATGTCCCAACTGGTACGTACCGCCGCCATCACTCCATTTAACCTTCAGGATGTAGCCAATGGTGCGAAACAACTGTTAGCCTATGGTACGGAGGCTAAAGATGTGAATGATACGCTTGTCCGGCTTGGGGATATCGCGGCAGGACTATCCATCCCTTTGAACGATCTGGTCTGGCTGTATGGTACCACCATGACACAAGAAAGGCTCTTCACACAGGACCTACGTCAGTTTATGGGACGTGGAATTCCATTGGCCGATGAACTTGCCAAACAATTCGGAGTAACCAAAGACAAGGTAGGCGAACTTGTGACAGCAGGAAAAGTAGGATTCCCCGAAGTGCAGAAGGCCATTGAATCCATGACCAATGAAGGCGGCAAATTCGGCGGTCTGATGGAAGCACAATCCAAAACCATTACCGGACAAATAAGCAATATCGAAGATGCAATTGACACCATGTTCAATAAAATCGGAAAGCAAAACGAGGGTGTCATCAACAAGACCTTGTCCGGCATGTCTTACCTGGTGGAGAACTATGAGAAGGTAGGTCGGTTATTGACCGGACTTGTTGCTACATACGGTTCATACAGGGTTGCAGTCATGACCGTAACAGCCATTCAGTCGCTTCAAACCTCCGGCATAGCTGCCCAGACTGTAGCGGAACGTGCCCACTACGGATGGCTGGTCTTGCAGACAACAGCACAAAAAGCGTTGAACGCTGTCATGCTTACTAATCCGTATGTGTTATTGGCAACGGCAGTTGTAGGGCTTGGAGCTGCCATGTGGGCATTATCCGACAGCACAACATCTGCTGAACGTGCTTTGGACTCGTACAACAAGAAAATAGAAAAACTAGACACGGACGAAGAAGATCGGAAACGTACTTTGGAAGGTCTTGTTAGCACCATTAATAGCGAGGTGGAAGCCGAGACCACTAAACTTAAAGCCTTAAAAGACATTGAGAAACTATATCCTGTACTTTTTAAGAAGTATGTCGATGAGAAAGGTCATATACATGACTTGACTGGGTTTTGGAAGGCATATAATGAAGAGGTTTCAAAATCCAGAACACAGTCAAAACAGGCTATAGTCGAATCTTTGGAACAACAAATAAAAAGTGCAGAATGGGCTTATAATCTGGCAAGGAAAGAGAACAACCGTTCCGAAATGAAGGTTCAGGCACAGCGTATCGAAGACCTGAAGAATGAATTGGTAAACGCAAGAAAAGATGTCTTGTCAGAAATCAATACCCAATTGGAAGTTGAGAACAGACAGGAAACACAAGAAACTACATATCAAGAGGATTTGGCAAATGCTAAAGTCGAATGGGAGAAAGCGAAAAAAGGGTATGAGGCCTTAATCAAAGATCAGACGGCTACATCGAAACAGGTGAAAGAAGCCAAAGATAAGATGGAGGCATCCGAAAAGACATACAAGGAGCTGGGCGGAGTAACCGGAAGCGCACTGACCAGACAGGAAAATCTAGCAAAAAAGCAAAAAGAAAATCAGGAAAAGCTAGACGGGCAACTTCTTTCACTTCACCGTCAGAACCAACAGGATGAAATCAACCTGATGGGAGAAGGCACGGAAAAGAAGTTGAAACAGATTGACCTT